ATGAAAAAAACCGCTTTCGCGCTTACCCTGTTCGCTTCCCTCAGCGCCCTGGCTGAAGAGGTGCCGGAGCCAGTACAAGAAGTGATTAACGTCTATCAACACTCTTCGTCCTCCCTGGAGAATGGTGTACTTTCAATGACCATCACAAAACCTACCGTTAATGAAGAAATTGCTACCTCATTTTTTCGCGGGATATGCGATACGCAATATGTTGGGAAAAGCTGGCAACCTTCCCTGATTAAGAAAGTTGTAGTTTTAAACTCTTCTCAGGATCAGGAAGTGGTAATGAACGGAGGCGGCGCTGAATGCAAGAAGTTAGCGCCAATGAATATGAATGAGTCTGAAGTGTATATAAAATCTTTGATTCAAAAATAAACCCGCATTAGCGGGTTCTTATTTATAACCAGAGCGCGCCCTGAAGTGTTCTGTCAGGATGCGGAGGGGCAGGCTTGACCTTGCCCGGATTCATTATAATTTCTGCCACTGTTTCATGGGACTTGAAGGTGCAACCACAATTGATGTTTTGGCACTGGTTATAGCGCTCCTTCGTTGTCTTAGAAACTTGAAAGCTACTACGCGTATGGGCCGCATTCCCACACAATGGACAATTCATCATAACCCAGCCCCTTAATCTCATTTTGGGTGGATAATACACAAAAAACCCCAATTGGGATACTTCTTATTCCATTTCTAATGAGTCGATTTTGACCTCAAGATCAATGCTTGTTGTATAGCCACTGTCCGCACTGAGGCTGTGCGTAAGCGTCGTTACAATCCATTCGCCCGCGTCTATCTGCTGCTTGAAGCCGCTCACCTTTACCGGCATTTCGGTGTAGAGATCTGCCCGGCCGCGAGCCAGCTGTATAGAAAACGACGCAACCCCGCGCTGCAGGCGCTCCCAACGCATTTTGGCCGCGCGCTCTGCATTGGCCCGGTTTGCATAGGTACGGCTCAGCACCAGAACGTTTTCATCCGTTCCGATCAGGTAATCGCCCTGTTTGGCTTCTGGCTCTTTTTTCTTTGTCGTCTTTTTCCGCCTGCGCTTTACTTTCGCCACCGGTTTTTTTGTCGGTTCGCGGGTATGCAGCCAGCTGGCAATCACGCCGGTGTAGGCGTCGCGGTCAGCCATGGTAAAGCGGTGGCTGTCGCCGTCCTTGCGTTGAATGGTGATCACCGGCAGCGCCTTACCGCTGGCCGTTTTTCCCTGCCCCTGACGTATGAACAGCAGATTGCCGTTTTTGATAGAGGCTATCGCACCTGACTGTTTCGCCAGGCGCATCAGAAAGCTGGCGTCTGACTCGTTGGTCTGGTCAAGGTGATCTACGGCCATCTTCGCCACATCATCACCCAGGGCGATCTTCAGCTTGTGGCGGCCTGCAATGTCTTTCACGATGTCGCCCACGGTTGTCTGGTGCCATGATTTTTCACGCTTAGTATTGAGCGTCTGCCTGAAGTCGGCGCTGCGGGCGCGCAGGGTCAGCCGGTCAGGCGTGCCGGAGTGCTCAATCTCATCCACGATAAAGGTGCCTTTCGGAAAAAGCGCCTCACCCTGCCAGCCGAGCGCGAGCGACAGAGAGACGCCCCGGCGAGGCAGCAGCAGCTGGCAGTCTGCGTCGTCCAGCTCGATGTCCAGCTGGTCAGCCTCAAACCCCCGGTTATCAGTGAGCGTCAGGCTCATAAGCCGCTTCTCAATCTTCTGCGTGATGTCCGCGCCTTCAAGCGTCAGCCTGAAAGAAGGGGAATTTGCCTGCCCGTTTATCCATTTCGTGGCGTTCATGAAAGCAGCCCTCCCATCATGCTGGTAACTTTACCCGCGGCGTCCGTCGCCGCGCCCTTCATGGCTGAGAGCTGATCGCTCAGACTGCCAAACATTTCGCCCAGCGTTTCGTCGGTGCGCTTCAGGGTGAGCGTGAACTCAATGCGCCGGCAGACGCCACTGCTGAAAAACTCCGCTTTGGTCTGGCTCAGGCTCTCGATTACAAACATGCCGTAAATGGTGCCGCTTCCTTCTATCAGCGGCCACGCGCGCCCCAGCTCTGCTATCTGCTCCAGCGCCAGCAGTGACAGCCTGCCGCCGGTAATCTCCGGCAGCAGAACGCCCGAAAGCGTCAGCGTTTCATTATCCGGCCCCAAAAACTGGAGGGACGAGCGCACGCCTACGCGGCTGTTTGACGGAAACCGCCAGCTGCGCTGGATCTGCAGCTCCTGATAAGGGACCGTCTGCAGCATGAAAACGAACATCCCCAGCGTCATCATCATTATTCAAGTCCTTCTCTGTCGTGGTAACTGCTACGGGCGCGGGCCTTCGCCTGTCGCTCTTTTGCCTCAAGTCTGCGCATAACCTCGTCCGCCACGTCCTGCGCGCTCTGCCCTGGTTGCTGCATGATGGTGATAGGGGCATGAATGGTCACGGGCGATACACTGCCCACCGGTTGCGGTCGTGCCGCTTCCTGCCGGTATGCCTGCGCGGGCTGACTCATCGGATGTAACGGACGCGCAGCCGCTGGCGTTGCAGCCATGCCCATCGCCAGCGCGGCAGAGGCGGCCAGCGCGGCAGTGCGGCGGCGGCTGGTTATGTTGGCCGGGCCGTTCACGATTTCCGGCCCGTTTTCCCCGACGATGCCGAGCTGCCCGGACGGAATATGCCCGCCGGTGTCGTACATTCTCGGAAAAGCCGGGAAGCCGCCCGGCGGCAGCGCCACTTTCCCGTCTGCCGTGACCTGCGCCGGACGTGGTCGGGCTGCCTGCGCCGGTGCGCCTGGCTTGTCGTTGCCGGGCTTCAGAAAGTCCGGCAGGTAATCAGTCAATGAGGACAGCTTGCTTTTGAGCGCATCCCATTTCTGGCTGATGCCTGCCAGCAGGCCATCAATCATCTGCGAGCCAGCTTCCTGAAAGCGCGCGGGCAGCGCCTTCACGTCGGCCTCGATTTCCTCCCATTTGGTGCTGATGTAGGTGCGGATGGCCGTCCATACATTGCTGACTTTGGTGCTGATGCCATCCCACAGCGCGGCAAATTTCGGCCCCAGCGTGTCCCAGTTCTGCCAGATATATATGGCCCCCATGGCAATCAGCCCGATCACAGCCAGAATGGGGTTCGCCATCATCAGCCGCCCCAGCCACAGCACGCCATTACCGACAAGGCCAATAGCCTTACGCATGAGGCCAAAAGAACTAAACGCCTGAAGGCCCGTCTTGTTCATAAGCATACGCATTAGCAGCATGGGGCCGATTGTTGACGCAAAGACCAGCAACGCCGCACCTATCCCTGCTGTCACGATGGCAAATCCCGCCGCTATCTTGAACAGCGCCGCCGTCAGTTGCGGGTGCTGTTTTACAAACGAGCCTAATGCGCCAGCGAGATTTCCCAGCCAGTCGGCCACCTGTTTAAGCACTGGCGCGACTGTTTCACCAATTGCAGCCATTGCATTAGTAAACGAGCCGCTCGCCGCATCCCAGCGGTTTGACAGCGTCTTTAATGAGGCGTCAACGCGCTCCCGCAGAGACGCCTGGTTGTCGAGCTTCGCTGCGGTTTCCCTGTACCCGTCAAGCCCTTTAGTAATCATGTTGTTTAGCACCTGCAGCGTTTCCGCATCGTCGCCAAACATATCTTTGAGCGTCCGCAGCCGCTTCTCGGTACTAAGCGCCTTGAGCTGATCCAGCTGCGCATACATTTTCTTAATACCGGCAAATTCTCCTTTGCCGTTGGTGAAATCAAATTTCACCCCCGTGCCCTTAAGGTCTTCGTTCACCCCTTTGATTTTCTTGTTGTCCATCATGGCCTGCAGCACCTTGCGGTAAGCGTTACCTGCCGAGCCGCCGTCCATGCCCTGCTGATCAGCCATCACAAGCAGGGGCGCAAATTCTCTCGCCGCATCGATCCCTTTCTTTTTGATGATGTCCATGGCGCTGCCGATTTTAGAAAAGCCCTGCAGCATGTTTTCCGAATCCACTCCCGCATAAAATCCCTTCTGAATGATGTCGGTGAGCGCCATCATGTCCTTTTCGCTGGTCTGCGTGGCGTCCTGCAGCTTCGCCGCAAATTCCGCCGCGTCGGTCGGCGCCATCTGCAGCTGCACGCCGAGATAGGCCGTTGCCTCACCCAGCCCGCCCAGGATCGCCTGCGCGCTCATGCCCTGGCGGCGCAGCATGGTCATCATGTTTTGAAAGTCCGCCGTGGTGCCGGGCAGCTTGTCGCCCAGGCTCACCGCCAGCCTGTTGATTTTTTCATACTCCGGCAGCACCTTAGCGCCCGGCCCCATCATGGAGGCGGCCAGCTGGGTCGCGGCGTTCTCCGAATCCGCATAGGCGCGCACCGGGGCCATCAGGGTCGCGCCGGTAGCAACGCCGGTTGCCACCATGCCCGCGCCGTTACCGGCCAGCTTATTGCGCGTCTCGGTCAGCTTTTCATGCCGCGCCTGGATGTCGCGAATCTTCTGCTGGCGCTCGCCGAGCTTGCGCAGCTCAGCCTGCTGGCGCTCGATGGCCCCGGTTGCCGCCTGCGCGTCCGTTTTTAGCCGGCGCTGCGCCTCGCTCAGCTGCTTCGTGTCGATGCCCGCCGCGTTCAGCACCTCACGCTGGCGCTGCACCGACAGGCGCAGGCCGTTGTAGGTCTGCTGCAGCTGACTGGCGCGGTTCTTTGCCTGCTCAAGCAGCCTGGCCTGGTGCGCCGTGGGCCTGTTCGTTTCGGTAAACTGCACAGCAAGGCGCGCCGCTTCCTCGCGGGCGGCCTTCAGGTTGTTGGCGGTAACGGCAAGCTGTGTGCGGGTTTTGCGGAATCCGTCAATGCGGCCCGCCTGCTCGTTAAGGGATTTCAGGCCGTCTTTGCTGGCCTTCAGCGCAGCGGACAGCTCCTTAGAGCCGTCGCGCGCGCTGCGAAAGGGGCGCGTGATTTTATCCACCGCGCTTAATACCACCTGCAGCCGCAGGTTTGTGTCACTCATCGTCACCGGCTCCGCTACGCTGCATCGCTTTATGCCGCCACTCAAGCACGTCCGTCAGAGACTCCGCGTACATCACCGGCGGCGGCCAGTGAAAAACGGTAGCGATGTCCGCTACCAGATCTTCTACCGTCAGGCTGTCGGGAAAGCTGACAGCGCCGACTTCGGCAACAAAAAAGTGATCACCTCGACCGACAGGGACAGCAGATCGGCGGGGTCCATTTCGTTAATTTCCTGCACGGTCAGCGCCGGGTTCGTGACGCGCGGCAGCACGGCCATCATCGCGTTCACGTCCATGTCCATCAGCGCCTGCAGGCGGATGCCGCGCAGCGCCCCGGCCTGCGGCTTGCGCACGGTCACGCTGGTAACTTCGGTTTTGCCGCGCAGAATAGGGGTATCCAGCTCAACAGCTTTTTCGGTAGTTTTGTCGGTCATGATTATTTTCCGTTTATACGTTTCAGAGCGGCAGGGCTGCCCCTGCCGGGTTTATCAGAGGCCGAGCGCGTTACGGTGCGCTTCCATCAGGTCGGTGCCGTCCACGATGTGGATCATGTTCACGAGGTCAATCTCGTAAACCACTTCGTTGTTAATGGTCAGCTTGGCGTAGCTGTTGGTCGCGGACACTTTGGTGGTGCTTGAATCGCCGGTCTTCCACTCGCCGGAATCCAGCTCTTTGTAGCGGCCACGCGTGACCAGCTCGACCGCCTGAATTTCGGCGGTGTCGTCACGCTGGATAGAGCCGGTAAAGCGCAGCTGTATGCCGTCCACGGTGGCGGTGCCCAGCTGCTTGAACAGCAGCGCCTCGGTGCCGCCTACAGTGAATTCCGTATCCAGCGCGCCGTCATCCAGGCCCATGTCGATGTCTACTGCACCGGCCATGCCGCCGCCGCGGTACTTCTCAAACTTGCGGGTGACTTTCGGCAGCGTGATGGACTCAACCAGCCCCTGCCAGTTGTTGCCTGCGTTAAACACGTTCAGGTGCTTGAGCTTGCGGGGTAATGCCATGTTTCAGTCTCCTTATGCGCTCACGCGGCTGCTGAAATCGACCAGATACTGGTCGGTGATGCGCTGGCGCAGCAGCAGGTTTTCAAGCGGCGGCACCGGCGTGTAGTCGTAGTCGATGGTCAGCTTGCCCGCCTTCAGCGTGTCCTTGTCGTTCACGCTTTCATCCAGCCAGCAGTCTGCCCCGATGAGGTAGCCCTGATTCACCAGGCTGCGCAGCTTCGCGCGGATGCTCTCGATGATGTCGCGGGCCAGCGACGGATTCAGCGGGCCGTCAACGGACCACATCTGCGCCTCGGCCATGGTGTCCATCAGCACCTGCGCGGTGCGGGTGTAACACTCAAACTGAAAAAGCGCGTCGTCGCTCAGGCAGCGGGAACCCCAGAAGCGGAAACCGTCTTTGCGGATCAGCGTGGTGACGTCGTTCTGGTTCAGCAGGCCCGCGTCCGTCGCCGGATCCTGCAGGTCCCAGAACACGTCTTTGGAAATGCCGGTGACGCCGTTCACCCCGACGTTTGACAGGGACTTGTGCCAGCCGGTCTGCTCGTCGATTTTGGCGCGCAGACCGAGCGCGCGGGCGGTGGCGTAGGCCGTCGCGTCCGCTTTCAGCACGGTGTCAAAGTTGATGAAGTCAGGCCAGATAAGCATCCCTTCGCGCTGGCTGAAGTTGGCGCGGTAGGCGATGGCTTCCTCTACGCTTTTGCAGCCGTAGGCCGACAGGTAGGCAAAGCCGCGCAGGCTCTGCGCCACGCTCAGCAGCTCGGTGGCAATGGCCTGCGTGTCATGTCCCGGCACGCCGAGAATGCGCGGCTTGACGCCACAGACGGCCTGCGCGGCCAGCAGCGCCTTCATGCCGGTGCGCTGGCCGTCGGTCACGCCGCCGATGATGTTAGCGGTGGTTTCCGCCTCGGTTTCGCCCTGCGGCACGCGTACTACGACGGTGACGGGTTTTGCCTGGTCGGCGATGGCGTCCAGCGAGCGGGCCAGCGTGCCGGACTCGCCAGCCTTGCCGCTGGCGGTGAGCACGTCGGTCAGCAGCACCGGGCGGTTGAGCGGAAAGGTTGCCGCGTCGGCGTCGTCGCCTGTGCAGACCAGACCGACGATTGCCGTGCTGACGGTGGTGATAGTTCGGGTGCCCTCGTTGATTTCCTCAACGCGCACGCCGTGGTGATAATCCTGAGCCATGTGGCGATTCTCCTGTAAAGGGGTTCCGCTATGGTGAAAGGTGGCGGGCGCGGGCGCACCCTGCGGGCATTGTGCGAAGAATGGCACAAGGCAAACAGGCCCGAGGAGGGCCTGTGATTTACTCTGGTTCTACCGGCCAGTTGATGTCAGGCGGTGCAGGCGGTTGATGTTTTTAAGGCTTCAGAAATCAGCTGGCCTGCGCAACCGGATATTGCAACGCGCCTTTAAGAAAGTACTGGCCAGTCTATATCTGGCCCGTCTTCAGGATTTATTGCCGCCACTGCGTCTATATAATCAAGAGCCGCATTGAGCTTTACGCTTTCAGCTTCGGTGAGCTTTCTTCCGGCCTGCAATTTGAGTTGAATAACGCTCACTGACAGCATGGCGGCATCTGTCAGAGCCTGTTTTTTTTGCTGTACCGTGGCGACCATTTCATCATATGACGGCGGCGGAATGTCTACCCATGCAGGCAGCCCGTCAGCAACCCCCACAGTTTTTCCGGCAGGGGGTGTCCGGTTAAATTCCTCGTAAACCTCATCAGAGATTTCAGTGTAATTTTCCGGCCATGTTCCGGCATTTTCATAATCTGTTTTGTCGGAAATGCGATAAAAAGCGTTTAGCACCGGAGGGCTGTATTTATCGTTAACGGCTGAGAAAATGTAATTCATGCTCTTACCTTCCTAACGCGAATGCTGAAAGACCGCCCGCCAGAGAACTGACGCCCGAAGTAATTGACCGCATCTGCCCGACGATGTGCTTTGCTGTCGACAGGCTGAGATTGACCGCCACTGTAGAGGTCTGGTTGAGGTTGCTGTTAGGCGCGCGCTCTGCCCCCCATGCAAATAAAATCTCCGTTGGAAACGGCGTATCAAACGCAATATCAAACCATCCGTTCTGGTCTGCCGAGCCTAAGACGGCCTTGATAATAAAGCCGTTGGGTAACTTCGCAGTCAGTTTCCTTGAGCTGGAATCCCCGCTCACAGTCAGGTCATAAAATGACATGTCCGGGATCTGGTTTACGCCAGCGCCGACGGCGCGTTTCGCGGCTTCGCCTAAACCGAGGTTTTTGAGAACCTCAGACAGCAAGCCGGCATCAGCCATTTCCTTCAGCGCATTAGCTGTCTGCAGGTACTGACTGTGCGGATTGGCAGCTGCTACATGGTCTGCCAGAAGCTGATCCGCGTACTGCCTGACCGTCAGAATGTTGTCATCAACATATTTACGGGTAGCCAGCACCACGGAGGGGTCAATCTTCAGGGTGATGGCGTCGGTGCTGTTGACGATGATGAGCATCCGCACTGTCTGCGTGCGTCCGCTGCCTTCCTGCAGGGCGGGCTTATAGGTTTCCGGCGTATTACAGACCGCTATCAGCGTCCCGTCGGCATCAAACAGGCCCATTTCCCGGATCCAGAATCCGCCTTCCGTTTCATGGATTACCTGCTCGGCTATCACCTGGCTGGCATTGGCCGGGTCGATGCTCAACGTATTGATGGCTGCCCGGCGCACCTCGTTTACCAGCTTTGTCTGGCTGGCGTTCGGCGTGGGCAGAGTGCCGCCGCCGTCGCCCACGGCCATCTGCGTGATGTTCAGCTTTGTGCCGAGCGCGGCGGCGTTGGCAATTTTGGCCGCGCCGAGGTTGGTCACGATTGCATAAAATTTTTGTGTCATTGTCCCACTTCCATCAGGTCGATAACGTGAACCGCCGCGCCCGCATACGTCGGGCCGCTGACGGAAAGAATTTCTGGGGTGTACGGGTAAATCGAGAGATCGTCACCGTCGTAGCTCGCGGCGGCTATGCGCGTTTCGCCGCTCACCTGCAGGTTGATGGACATGCCCAGCAGGTGACGGCTGCAGGGTTTGGCGTCACTGATGAGCCGCTCCAGCTCGTGATAGGTATCTTCCGTAATGCCCTGGTCCTGCACGCCGATGTCCAGGCGAAACGTGCCGGGCGCTTCGCCGGTTTTCCACCACTCAATAACGCGGATCAGGAACCCGAACGGCTCCACCACGCGCCGGATAGCGCTGATGGTTCCCTTGTGCTGATGGATATAAAACGCATCGAGCACTACCTGACGCTTGACGCTCTCCGCCCAGCCTTCGTCCCAGCGGTCCACCGAAAATGCCCAGGCGAGATAAGGCAGAAAGCTGACCGGACAGGTTGCCGGGTTCCACAGGTCACGCAACGGTACGTTCAGGCCGGTAATGCCGCTGCAGGCTTCCGCCAGGCGGCGCTCCAGCGCGGACGAGCCGGACGGCATCAGGCTGCTGTTGCTCATGTCAGCACCTCGTCAGCCGCCACCGAAATGTCCGTGCCGGTGCAGTTACCCGCTGCCGTGCGGTCCAGGATGATGTCCGCCGCCGGTTCGATCATCTCCACCCAGTCCACGCCGGGCACGCGCAGCACCGCCCCGTAGGACTCGCGGCGCACGCTGCGGCCCAGCTTTTTCTGCTCGGTGAGATAAGCGGCCAGCTGCGCGTTTGCCGCCTCAAGGCAGGGACCGGCCGCCACGCCATCAAACAGGTGCAGCTTTGCCTTCACGCTGTAGTCATGAATGGCCGCGCCCTGCACGGTCACGCGGTCCGCTACGGGCCGCACGCTTTCGGCGTTCAGCGCGGTGTTCACTGTAGCCAGCAAATCCGCCGCCGCTTCTCCGTTGCCTTCACGGCTCAGGACGGTGATCAGCACGCTGGCCGGTGACGGGCTGGTTGCCGACACGTCCTGGACGCGGCCGTCTGCGCTCTTTGCGTGAAACTCATAGGCCGCCGTCGGTCCGGCCACGCTCAGCCCCTCAAACGCCTCCGGCACGCGCACGCGCAGGGCATCGTCGGTTTCCATCACGGCATCGACCGGCGGCACCGCGTCAGGGTCAGCCGGGGTCACGGTCAGGCGCTGCACGTTATGGTTTGCGGCCAGCTGGTCCAGATCGCTGCCGAGCGCGTACGCCACCATGACCGCCTGCGCCGCCTCGTTGATGCGCTGGCGCAGCAGGATTTCCCGGTAGGTGCTTTCCTGCAGCGTCTTCACCATCGGATCGGACTCCAGCGCCAGCACCCGGCGCACCGCCGCCTGCTCCTCCGTCGGGTAGAGCGCGATCAGCGCCTCTTTGCGCTCGGTCAGCAGGGTTTCAAAGTCCGGCACCTCAATCACTTCAGGCGCGGGCAGCTGGGAAAGGTCAATTACTGCCACTGTTCACCCCCGTTGAAACAGACATGGCAACCGGCGAGCCGTCATCCCGCTGGCCGGTCAGTTCAACCACCATTGAGCCGTCAAAGGCGCTGGTAATGTTGACGGTGTTCAGCCTGATGCGCGGCTCCCAGCGGCTGAGCGCGGTATACACCGCCGCCATCACCTGCAGGCGGATCACGTCGTTTTGTGGCTGGTCAATCAGCACCGACAGCAGCGAGCCATAGTCCCGGCGCTGCAGGCGGCTGCCTTCCGGCGTCATCAGGATGTCCCGTACGCTCTGGCGGATATGGTCGATGTCGGTGATCGCCTCGCCGGTGTCGCGGTTCATGCCGAGATACATCATTGCGGACCTCCTGACATATCGGTGCCGGACTTCACGCCGCCGTGCTTATGGGTATGCACCACGACGCCATTTGAACTCATGCCGCCGCCGCCCTGCGTCACCGTACCGTTCATCACGGTTTCGCTGTTGATCCGGGTCTGGTCAGCGTCCACGCCAAACTGCTCAGTGATGAGCTGAATCCCGTCGGCCGCCTCTATGCGCACGCTTTTGATGTTCTTTATCAGCAGCTGGCCGGTTTCCGGCTCGTACTGAAACCAGCCGCCGTCCTGAAACACGGTTGTCGCGCCGTTTTCTGAGTAGTCCGGCGGCGGAAAGGCATCAGAATAGATGGCAGGCAGCGCAAGCGCGGTTTCGAGGTTGCCGCCCAGGCTCAGCAGCACAACCTGCTCACCGACGGTGGGTTTCCACCATGTGCGGGTACTGCCGGCGCGCGTGGTAAGCCAGTTAATCCAGTTGGTTTCGATGTCGCCCGTTTTCACCCGGCACAGCCAGTTCACCGGGTCCACTTCGGACACGGTGCCGGTGCGGATCAGGTTAGTGATAAGGCGCATAATTTCGGTCAGTTTTTCGTTCATGATCTGAGAGTGTCACTAAGGCAGGGGCCGGGCATCTGCCCGGCATTGTCTGAGGTATGGCACAACGACAGGCGGCTACTCCGTCAGCCAGCGCAGCAGGGTGTCGCGCACTGAGCTTTCAACCTCGTTATTTACGCCCAGCAGCGGGCGCTCCGCATATTTGACCATCGTGCCGCGCCGGTTTACCCGGTCGCGCAGGCCGTAGTGGTGCACGCGGGCCAGCTTCTGCACGGCAGGCGCAAAGGCTATTTCGGCCTGATCGGCGCTGGCCTGCGCCTTCAGGTACTTTGTGGTTTTGAGCTTCGCAAACATCTTGCGCCGGATGCGGCCCGGCTTCGTGCGGGCCGTGGCGCGGCGGGGTTCCCATGCGGTGCCGTTCGGGGCGCGCTGCGCCGTTATGTTCGCCTGCTGAATGCGGCGCACGTCGCGCGCAACCTCCCGCAGCATCTTTTTTCTGGCCGACGGTTCAAGCTGCGCCAGCAGCGCATCCAGCCAGGCGTCAACCTCATGCAGTTCAGCCATGGCGCGCCGTCCAGAACTCCTCCGGCACATCCGGCTCCGGTATGGCCTCGACCGTCATTTTCCCGTCCACCTCCCGCGCCAGCACCCGCTCGGTCAGCTTCAGGTTCATGCTGATGTCGCAGCGGTCATTGCCGAGAATGTCGGCCTCAAAGGTAAAGAGCTTTTCCCGCTCGCCGGGATTTTGCAGGGCGCCCGGCTGATTCTCCCGCAACCAGAACATTACCGGGGCCATCAGCAGGTTCTGGTCGCCGGTAAAGTCGGTAATCACCACGTTCAGGGTGTAGCGGTATTCCCATGAGATCGACGCGGCGGACGTGGCAACCAGCGCGCCGTTATCCACGAACAGGTGCAGCCGGTCGGGATTGTCCGCCACGTAGGGTACGGCTTTATTCAGGGCGCTTCGCAAGGACTGCGGCTTGTTCATCGTCTTTTTCCTGACAGCTGATAATGGTATCGACCTTGTCCGCGCACGCCGCCCAGGCGGCCTCGGTTTCATCCAGCAGGGCGTTCAGGTCGCCGTTACTTCGCGGCGCTGCCGGGTCCAGCTGGCAGCGGGTGATTTTGGGACAGCCACTCACGGTAAGATTCACCTCCGGCGAGGGCCGGTCGCTGGCGCAGCCGGACAACAGGATCAGGCAAAGGGGAATCAGCCCAGCGGCGCAGGTCTTCATTTTCACGTTTAAGCTCCTCAATGGTGCGTTGCCGGTCGCGCAGCAGCCTGCCATTTTGCTCGGCGGCGGCATAAAGCTGCGTCTGCGCCTGGCTGTTCGTCTGCGTAAGAATGTTCAGGGCGATCAGCTGGCCGTTTTTCTGCGACAGCTTTTTGCCCTGGTCCGCAATCGCCGCCTGCTGCGTGCTGATGGTGTGGTGCGCATTGCTGAACCGCCATGACTGCACGCCGAGCGCGGCCAGCAGGAGAAGGGCAAGCGCTGCTGCCAGCAGTACCCGCCTCATGCGCCCGCCCCTTTCAGACACCACGCCATTTCACGCTGGCGGCGGTTATCCAGCCCCTGACTGAAAACGCCTTTTATGTATACCCAGCGCGGCAGCTGTTCGCAGGCCTCACGCCATCGGCCCAGCTTCAGCAGCGCCACCATGGTCGAACCGCAGGCGTTGCCGGTGCCGACGTTGAACGCCAGCGACACCAGCGCGTCATAAACCTGCTGCGGCATTGATACCGCCACGCAGCGCGCCAGTGCCGCCTCGACGCGTAACACGTTGGTGATGAAGTTGCCCGCCGCCTGCCGTTCCGTGATGGATTTACCCGGCACCACGCCGCGCGTGTTGCCGATCCCGTCGGTCCAGACGCCAGCGCTGCACTGGTACGGCTGCAGGCGGCAGCCCTCATAGTCCGCGATGAGCTTCAGCCCCTCCACGGAGGTGTGCAATTGCTGAAAGCCGGGCAGCGTGGCGGCCAGCGCCAGCACCACGCCCACGGCGCAGCGCTTAACGGTTTGCAGATTCATATTCCTCCCGCGTGATGCGCCCGCTTGCCAGCAGCAGATAGGTTTTGCGTTTGTAGTACCAGCTGATCACCGCCATCAGAATGCCGATAAGCAGGCCAGCCACGGTTGAAATGTCTTTCAGCGACATGTCGCCCAGCCACGCCATACCCACGGCGATAAACCAGACGATCCCGGCGCGAATGCGTTCCCACATAGTTCAGTCCCAAAGCTGGACGGCCTGCACGGTTGCCGTCGTTGTCACGTCCGGCAGCTCCACTTCCAGCCCGTGCGGCAGGATGGGGCCATACTCAGACAGCCCCGGATTAGCCCGTATAACCTGCTCGGTCATGCCCTGCGTGCGCCCGTAGTGACGCCAGCAGATCGCGTCTACCGTGTCGTACTGCTGCGCACGCACTTTCATCAGATAAGCTCCACGGTGCTGTGCGGCAGGTTCTGCACGCGGCTGATGGCCCAGCGCGCATCCCGCCACAGGTCGCCGGTCGTGTCGGCCAGCTCCTCGCCGCGCTTCGCCGCAGCGGCGGTCGCGTCAAAGTCTTGGTAGCGCTCGTTAAGCACCGCACGGGTCCAGCACCATACCGCGTTAAAGTAGTGATGCAGGCGCACGCTCTCACCGGCCAGATTTTCCGCCGGCACGTCGGCCAAGGTGTTAAACCCGCGCAGCTCCTGTCGCTCGCGCCATGAATAAAGCTCGGTATTGACCTCCGCCATCGCGGTGAGCACCACCTGCTTTAAGCGCTCCGGCGTCACGGTGCCGTCTACGCGCATTGCGGCTCTGAACTTCGCCAGATCGACGTCCGGCCAGAACGAGTTGTTGGGGATAATTTCCGGCGTTCCCGTCGCCTTCTGCGGCGCTACAAATTCCATAGCCTTGATACTCCTGAAAAGGTTGGGCGGTGGACGGGGTTTTGATAAGGCTCAGCCTGTCGCCACCCCGTGCCGCCCCGCGCGTGGGCACGTCCGGTTATTAGCTGGCGTTGCGGATTTTCCGCTCCAGCTGCTCAATGTCTTTTTTCACGCCGCAGCGCTCGTCGAGCTGCAGCGCCTGCTTCAGATGATTCAGGGCCATCACGGGCTGGCTGCCGGTGAGCACGTAGCCGATGGACTTGTGCAGGCGGGCGCGCGACTGGTCCGGCATATCCAGCCCGTCGGTTGCCTCCAGCGTCTGCATCAGCAGGGCAGGATCAAAGTCGCTTTCTGCCATCAGGGCATTTTTAGCGGCGTCGGCCATCTCTTCGGCCAGCAGGGTCTGCACGTTGCGGTTAAACCCCTGCGGCATAGACCAGCCGTGCTTAAGAGCATGGCGGCCAACGGCCAGCGCCCCGGCATAATCCCCGGCGTCAATGCGCCACAGCATCACGTACATCAGCACGTCATCCTGCTGCGCGCCGTCGGCGGCCAGCACGCCGTCTACCCAGGCGGCATATTTCGGCAGCACTTCCACCTTGATTTCGGCTTTTTTGACGTTGGACTGAATGCCCTTGAGGCGGCGGCGGTCTTCACCCAGCTGCATCAGCATCAGCTCGTAGCCGTTCGCGTGCCGGGCAGAGCCGCCCGTGCGGGCGGCCTGCTCAGCCTGAACGCGCAGGCGGTGCTGCCGTGCGGGACTCAGGCTCATGGTTTACGCTCCGACACCGGCATCAGCGGGCGCGCTAAAGTCGCCGATGGTGATGTTTTCGATCAGCGCGGCGCAGCGGTAATCCTCCACCACGTACGCCTCGTTAACCGACTCGTAGTTCTCGATGCGGTCGCGCTTCGGATTGTCGATAACCGAGCGGCGGCGGGTGTCCTCCTGCCAGTAAATCGACAGGTTATCCAGACGGGTGATCAGCAGGGCATTAGCCGGGAAGTACGGCGCGCGCACCGCCTGCAGGCCGCCCATACGTTTCTGGCTGATGATGAGATCGGCGGCAAGCTTTTCGGTATTGGCCTGCTCGTTGTTGACCAGCGGGAAATACTTATCAGACAGCAGCTCGCGCCCGCAGATAACCACCATTTCGTCATCATCCTGGAAGATGGGATCGATAAGCTCGTTAACCGCATCCATGACCAGCGCGTCCAGGTTGAGATATGCGCCACCTTTGCCGACCTTCACCGATCCGGCGGTGGTTTCGCCGTCTTTAGTCGTGCTGCCCATCACGTTGTCCGGGGCGTCTTCGCGCAGCTTCTGCAGCCAGCCTTTGTTGACGTCCTGCAGCAGCGGGTTCTCTGCGCGGTTAGAGGTTTTGGCGCGCTTCACGCCATTGAAGCCGATCATGATGCGGTCCAGTGCCTGGCGCTTCACGATGGCATCGCGGATGCGGGTCTGGAAGTCCTGGAACTTCGCCCACATGTCCAGCTTCGCGTAGGTAATGGCCGTGTCAAAGTTGGTCTGCTCGCACTTGTACTCGGTGCCGGTCATCGCCGTTGGATCGGTCGGTTCGCGGTCCTTAGAGCTGGTATCGGTGGTGCCTGCGATGGTGCTGCCGACGCCGAGGCCCAGCAGCTGGCCGGACTGTTCGGATACGGCGATAACGTTAACCAGCGTCAGAAACGCGGTGCTCTGCTGAATGGTGTCTTCCAGCGTCTGCGCCACGGATGGCTCTACGCTGAATTTGCTGGAAAGCTCTGCAATCTCCACGGAATAGATGCGCGCCAGCTGGGTCAGGTAGGCGTTAAAGGCAAAACGGGTCTGTTTTTTCATGGGGTGTACTGCTCCTTAGCAGTTGGTCAGGTGAGCGGCTGGCGCATCGCCGCCCGGTGCGCGCTGGCGGTAGTCGGCGCGGCTGTCTGCGCGCTCCAGCTGTTCTTTGAGTTCGTTAAAGGCTTCCTTCTGCGCCGACAGATCATCCAGCTGCGACTGCAGGCTGCTTTCCAGCTGGCTCAGTCGCTCGGCCTGCTCGCCCAGCGTTCTGTCGGTGCGGGTGCCATAGTTCTGCTGCTCGCTGGCAATCAGCTCGACCGCCTGATGCACGTCGCTGAAACGGTCGTCGTCGGTCTGCTTTTGTTTGGCAAACATCGCCTTGATGCGGGTAAACAGGGCGGGCTTTTCCTCCGGCACCTCTTCCAGCTCGATCACGGTTTCGGTGGCGGCGGTAAAGAGGTTGTCCGGGTGCTGCTTGCGGTTTGCCAGCGGGTTCTTTTCCGCCGACGCGCTGAACGCCAGCATTTCGGTGCCGAGGCTCGCCGGATCGTCCGTGGCAGCCAGGCCGACCAGATAGGCTTTGCCGGTGTCGGCAAATTTGGTGCTGACCTCCATGGAGGTGAAAAGCTTCTGGCCCTTTTTGACCAGCTCGACGAGCGAATCCGTTGGCAGGATGTCGGCGTAGAGCGCCATTTTCCCGGCCAGCGGTCCGTCGGGGATTTCCTCCGCAACCAGCGCGCTTACCGAGCCGTAGCGGTTAAAAGTGCTGTCCGGGGCGTATGACTTGATGTGCTCCAGATTAATCAGCGCGGTGTAGACCTGCGGGTTGTACGCGGCGGCCATCTGCACGAGCCACTCGCGGGAAATTTCGCGCCCGTCCGTGGTGGCACCTTCCACCCCGATACGAAAACGCTTTGCAGTTACTGTCATGAGCCAGGCTCCGTTGTGAAAAATCGCTTTGAGGCTCTATGTTTGCGGCGGGAGGGGTATCGAAACAACGCGGGGCCATTGTGCGGAAAACCACACAATGAGGGGCGGCGGAAAAGGGACCGCCGGGGCCGTATTTTGGGGCCATGACAACGACACTCGCCCCCGAAGACCTCGATCCCCGCAGGCAGGCCTTGCTCCTGTACTTTCAGGGATACCGTATCGCCCGCATTGCTGAAATGCTGGGAGAGAAACCCGCAACCGTTCACAGCTGGAAGAAGCGCGACAAGTGGAACGACTACGGCCCGCTTGACCAGATGCAGCTCACCACCGCCGCGCGCTACTGTCAGCTGGTCATGAAGGAGACGAAAGAAGGGAAGGACTACAAGGAAATTGACCTGCTGGCGCGCCAGTCCGAGCGCCACGCCCGCATCGGCAAGTTCAGCAACGGCGGGAACGAGGCGGACCTTAACCCGAAGGTGGCAAACCGAAACAGCGGCCCCCGCAAGCCACCGGAAAAAAACGTATTCAGCGATGAACAGATCGAGAAGCTGCAGGAGATTTTCCACGGCTCGATGTTCGGCTATCAGCGCCAGTGGTGGGATGCGGGCAACAAGCACCGCATCCGCAACGTGCTTAAATCCCGTCAGATCGGCGCGACGTTTTATTTTGCCCGCGAGGCGCTGATCGATGCCCTGACCACCGGTCGCAACCAGATTTTTCTTTCAGCCAGCAAGGCGCAGGCGCACGTCTTCAAGCAGTACATCATGGAGTTCGCCAAAGAGGTGGATGTAGAGCTGAAAGGCGACCCGATGACGCTCAGCAACGGCGCATGCCTGTACTTCCTCGGCACCAATGCCCGCACCGCGCAGAGCTACCACGGCAATCTCTACCTGGATGAATATTTCTGGATCCCGAAGTTTCAGGAGCTGCGCAAGGTGGCGTCCGGCATGGCCCTGCACAAAAAATGGCGACAGACCTACTTTTCCACCCCGTCCAGCCTGACGCACAGCGCCTATCCGTTCTGGTCCGGCGCGCTCTTCAACCGTGGGCGCGCTAAGGCGGACCGCGTGGACATCGACCTGACCCACGGCAACCTGTCGCCGGGCCGCTTCTGCGATGACGGCCAGTTCCGCCAGATTGTCACGGTTGAAGATGCGGTGCGCGGCGGCTGTAACCTGTTCGACCTCGATCAGCTGCGCCTGGAGTACAGCCCGCCGGAATATCAGAACCTGCTGATGTGCGAATTCGTGGACGACCTGGCGTCCGTGTTCCCGCTGCAGCTGCTGCAGAAGTGCATGGTGGACAGCTGGGAAGTCTGGAACGACTTCGAGGCGCTGGCGCTGCGCCCGTTCGGCTGGCGCGAAGTCTGGATCGGCTATGACCCGGCGAAGGGCACGCAGAACGGCGACAGCGCCGGGTGCGTGGTTATCGCGCCGCCCGCTGTGCCGGGCGGCAAGTTCCGCATTCTGGAGCGGCACCAGTGGCGCGGCATGGACTTCCGCGCGCAGGCCGAGTCCATCAAAAAGCTGACGCAGCAGTATAACGTCACTTATATCGGGATCGACTCCACCGGCGTCGGCCTCGGCGTCTATGAAAACGTGAAGATGTTTTTCCCGGCGGTGAAAGAATTTGTCTACAACCCGAACGTGAAAAACGCCCTGGTGCTGAAGGCGTTCGACATCATCAGCAGCGGCCGTCTGGAGTTCGACGCCGGGCACCTCGACATCGCGCAGTCATTCATGGCAATCCGCCGCGCCACCACGGCCAGCGGCAACCGACCGACCTACGAAGCCAGCCGCAGCGAAGAGGCGAGCCACGCCGACCTCGCCTGGGCGACGATGCACGCGCTGGCAAATGAACCGCTGCAGGGCGAAGCCGCCCATAGCCGCAACATTATGGAGATTTACTGATGAGCAAACGCAGGAACCGCACGCGCACCCAGCCCGTGCAGCAGATGACCGGCGGTGCGGCGGCAGAGGCTTTTACCTTCGGCGACCCGGTGCCGGTACTGGACCGCCGCGAGCTGCTCGACTACGTGGAGTGCGTCATTAACGATCGCTGGTATGAACCGCCGGTGAGTTTTGACGGGCTGGCGCGCACCTTCCGCGCCGCCGTGCATCACAGCTCGCCACTCAATGTGAAGCGCAACATCCTGACCAGCTCGTTTATCCCGCACCCTTTGCTGAGCCAGCAGGCTTTTAGCCGGTTTGTGCAGGACTACCTGGTGTTTGGTAATGCCTATCTGGAAAAGCGTACCAACCGCCTTGGAGGCATACTGGCACTTGAGCCGGCGCTGGCAAAATTCACACGACGAGGAATTGATCTCGATGCCTACTGGTTTGTGCAGTACGGCCTCAGCACGCAGCCTTATCAGTTCACGCCGGGCAACGTGTTCCATCTGATGGAGCCGGATCTAAATCAGGAGGTGTACGGCCTGCCGGAGTATCTTTCGGCCATCCCGTCTACGCTGCTGAACGAGTCGGCGACGCTGTTCCGCCGCAAGTATTATCTTAACGGCAGCCACGCAGGTTACATCATGTACGTTACTGACCCCGCGCAGAATCAGGAGGATGTGGACGCCATGCGCAAAGCGATGAAAAGCGCAAAGGGCCCTGGCAACTTCCGCAACCTGTTCATGTACTCGCCGAGCGGGAAAAAGGACGGAATTCAGATCATCCCGCTGTCAGAGGTAGCGGCTAAAGATGAGTTTCTGAACATTAAGAACGTGAGTCGCGATGACATGCTGGCAGCGCACAGGGTGCCGCCGCAGATGATGGGCATCATCCCGAACAATACCGGCGGGTTCGGTGACGTGGAGAAGGCCAGCCGCGTTTTTGTGCGTAATGAGCTCGTGCCTTTACAGAAGCGTCTATTAGAGTTAAACGATTGGATTGGAGAAGAGGTTATCAGGTTTGAACCCTATTCACTCGGAATAGCCAATATTGATAACTGACATTATGTGGCTGCGAACGAGCAGCCACGCACTCAATCATTCAATGATTTTCAGTGAATAATTTTCTGGAGAATAATATTCGCCAACTACATATTTGCTTTCACTATACTTTGGATTGATTTCTGAAGTAGCAAAAATCAACTGATAATCTACATCATAGCGTGAGCATTCATCAATTATTATCTGCTGTAAGTTATGGCTTCTATCTTTCTCCATGCCCCCGTCGTCTATACCATCTAGCATCATAAATCGAGGCAGTCTCATTGAATCATTTTCAATGCTAGCCGAAAGAAGTGCTAAGTGAAATATGTGTCGTAATATCACAGCAGAGCTTTCGGAAAAGTTTTTACTGCCGTTGACATAAACGCTATTATCAGTAAAGCTAAACTCCACACTTTCCGGAGACATAAACTCTTTTTGCAATGGTAAATCTTCTTGCAATAACTCTTGAGCAATCGTGCTTATAGAGCTATATATTTGGCCTTTTAACTTTTCTTCATTTTCTTCATGTAGTTTAATTAGGTCGTCAAGTCTGTTTTTCTCTGATTGCAACTCATCACGATGTTCTTGTAACTCGTTAATTACAACTATAAGTTTTTTGTCCTCGTAGGCTCTTTTTATTTCCTCATCAAGTCGCCCAATAGCTTTATATATCTCACCTGAAACTGTTTCTTGAGGTGTTGCCCAATAGTTTGATTCCTTGAAAAACTCATGCTCAAGTCTTTTTAATTCATTTTCAGCTAACGGCACGTCGCGTTTTAATCTAACTAGCTCGTCTTTTCTACGAGCCATAAGCTGAAGTGACTCTTTTATTTGCAAAGTAAGCTCATTCTTCATTCGCAATAATTGGTTTTCGGCTTTATCATCCGATTGCTCAGACTTACATAGATGACAGCTATGACTACTACTTATAGGATCTATTTTTGTAAGGCAACTAGGGCAAAACTCAAAATTCATGCTGTCAAATATTGCTCGAGTTTCGCCTGATTGTTCAAGATTTTTTAGTCTATCCTGAAGTTCTGATATAAACATCTCTGAATCGGAAATTTCAAAGGCTAAAGATTGAATTTTGGTCTTTAGGTTTGCAGATGTTCTTTTCGCTTTATTAAGCTCATCTCTGAGAGTATTAACTCTGTTTTCAGAATCGGTGTTTTCATGCTCAGGGGAAACAACAATGCTTGTTAGTTTTTTGCTCTCAATCTCTCTCAGCTTATTTAAGTCATTAATTTTTTCATCAATGCCTTGAATGTCTGGAGCCTGACCAGATCTGCCTAATACACTGAATATACTTCTTAATTCAGAAACTTTTTTTGTAAGTTCAGTTTCTACATCTCGCAAAGTCAGTTGGGCATTATATAATTCATCATTGTAAACTCCACATAAATACCCACCTATCGTCTCACGAGTAAGAGCATTATCAAATCTATCAAAACGAAAAATTGGACTATGAACTGAAGGTTGATCAGCATACAAAACACGTAAGACTTGATGCAAGGTTAGGTTTGACGATCCTGCTCCTTGCGCAAGTGGCATTGATAGTGCATTAAATATAGCTTGAGTGAAGCTGATTTTACTCTCAGAACGCTTGAAAGGGTATAATTTCCATTCATGTGCGCCAGCTTTGAGCGCATTATCAATAGAGCCCCAGTAAATATGCAACGGCCGCATAGATTCTGTCGATATTTCACGCTTGAAGCTCACCTTCTCATTATTAAGGGATACTTCTACAATAGTACTGGTGCATTTCAGCGCCTGGGGCTTCCATCTAATATTTTCAGCACCTAAAGAAAAGGCTAGCATGTCCATTATAGTTGTTTTGCCAGAACTGTTACGACCTCGTATTATATTCACACCTTTGTGGAATTTACAGTCAAAAGCACGATGTCCATTTTGGAAAACAGTTAATCTGTTTACAATCAGAGTAGGCTTAAGAAATGTCATATCTATGCTCCATTAGTTGAGTCCTCGACTTCAATCCATCTGGGCCTGTCAAATGAAACTTAGCCATGCTTTCTGTAATGAAAGATGAAAAGGGTTCTTTACTATCTAGAAACTCTTTCATATCTGATGAGATTTTATGAGGTAGTGTTTTTTCAGTTCTCACAATAAACCCTTTACTCAGGTCTTCTGAACTGATATAGCCAGTAGCTACCATGCATTTAATAGCAGCATCTTGTATTTTTCTCATTTCTTTAAATATCATTACCGGATTTAATGGGTCATGATAAGCATTATGGTAACGTTCTGCGGTTTTTTTAACCTTCGTAAATTGACGCGGCATTTTCACATTGCTTAGTAATGAGGGGAATAAAATGTAAAAATCCAATATCTTAAGTTTTTCAATTTCAAGTTCACCTGTTTTTTCAATTATGGCCATCATTCGGAAAAGACAATGATAAGCATCATACGCCGGATGATAAACTAGCATTTATCCCACCTTACATGACAATTTCCACCTAGGAAATATAATAGCCCTAGCAGATCCTTTTCTGATAAGTCTAACAAATTATCACCTAATATTTCACTAATATTCTCTATTAATAATGAAGTTCTTTCATCAACGATGACACGATCTTCGTTGCTCTGGATAAGTGGTGTAATTTTAAGCATAAAATCAGTATGGATTTTATCAAGTATTAATGCATATATTTCTTGCGCTGTCTGTGAGGTCTGGCTCTTGATAATGGCTTTGAAAGCTTTTTCTTTTAAATCCGTAGCAAAATATATTAGTTCTGACCTGTTACTATCAGTTAGTTTCTGTTCTAAATCTCTAATGTCAGGATTAGTATCTGTTGCTAAATAATGCTTTAGCTTATCGCAGAAGTCATGCTGACCAACTGCGCCATTCTCTTGAGCTAACTTTTGGTACAGGCGATCCAAGGTTCGGTTACTGCTTCGAAATACGTTGGTTATATAATTATTTTGGTCTCGACCAACAATACTCCCGCTTCCTAACCTGTTACCTGATTGCTCTTGTTTACTAAACACATCCATCACTCCCTCAGTGAGAATTAGTCTGATCTCTTCCGACTATGCTTCCTTTCGTCACTGTATTGCCATTTTGTGTAGGAGAGCTTTGATTCATGTTTATTTGTTTCAGCTTGAAACTATATACAGTAAAACTAACAGCCCAACTCACGCCTGCCCCAGCCAAAAAACTGATGATTTCGCCTAAATATTCCATAACGCCTCCTAATGAATGATTTACGGACAATTCTAATTGCGAAACATCACTTTTAACAAGCTTTAAGAGTGAGGCACTGCGCGCGCTCGTACCCCCGCCACGCCTGCCCGCTTTATGCAGTGGTTTTCATGCAGGTGCATGACATAAGCAAAAGCCCGCCATTACTGGCGGGCCGGGGCATAAACGATCCTTTCGGGATCATGCGAATTCATGCGGCATAGTCATGCAGTGCCGGGCAACATCAAAACAGGGGCAACTGGTCATCAGGCTCTGAATCGGGCACTTCAACTTTTCGCCTAGTGAAATCCATGACAAGCAGAAGAGCCTCCCGATAAGTCAGGGGAAACGGCCGGCCAAAGATAAACGCATTTTCGAAAGTCTGCCCCAGCCAGAAACCGCCGCCACACTCGCGTGACCGTTGAAACATAACCCATCCACCTGGACGGAAATAAGGGAGGGTTTCACCACGGTAAACGACCTGAAATTCAGAGTCTCGCCCCCCCATAACCTAACGCCTCGCGCGCTCGTTGTTCAACCCTGCCGCCGTCAAAATCAAGCTTTTGACGTCTGCACGGTTATCAGTGTAGCCAGCTGTCATCTTCCCAAACGTTCTGAAGCAGATCATTTAGTCGCCGTCTGTCCTCGTCGAGTTTAAAGCCAGGCATTTCTATTCTTGTGTGGCTTCCCTGCCGTACTCGCACTACTGCTTCAGGGTAAAGCGCCACTACGCGCCTGTTTATCTCGTCATGAAAAGCTTCAATCACTGACTGGCTTAGTTTTTGATTTTTATCAAGCATAATTTCAATGCGCATAGTCTCCCACCTAATTATTCAGATACTTGTATAGATCGTGAATATTCGTGGCTTCTTACCTTACGCATCAGCTCATCAGTCAGCTCTGAAACCCACTGAATCGCGAGCTGTTTCTCATCTTCACTGCAATCACTTGCCGCAACAAGTTTCATAAATAAATCAATACGCTGGAGCTTCATTGACTCCAAAAAATAGTCTCGCATAATCCCTCCGCACAATGAAAAACTGGTTATGCATACAGTATATTACGATTTTCCAAATGTGAAATGATTTTTTATGGTCAATAAGACTTTATCTGAAAGCAGGCTCTTGAAGTTAGGACGTTAATTGGCTTCTTTCGTACCCTTAGAGGCACGAGCTAAGCGCCCTATTCGCTCCAGAATTTCATAATTTTTAGGTCCAGCATGAGGCCTCACCAACTCACCATATGCAGAGCTGCGAAACAGTCGGCCAGCAATTTTCGTCTGCGTGCCGCCAATCAGGCGCACGGCCAGCCCGCGGCTGATGGTTTCACCGCATAAATCCTTCACCTGGCCTATCACGTTGTCGCACGCGGCCTCGATTTTGTCCGACCGCCTCAGCTGCAGGTGCCGCTTTTCTGGCTCCTGCGCCCTGATCCGGCTCAGCAGCTGCCGTCTTTCCCGTCTGCTCATGCCGGCCAGGTCAATATTGTCGAAACTTTCCGGCGGGTTCGAATCCTCAGATCTCAAACCTCCCGTACAGTTATTGACAGAACTCCGAGAGGACGCGGACGCGTCCTTAAATTCAAAACCCAAATCAACGGCACGTTTCGGGACAATCTTCCACTGCGCCAGACGGGTGAGGATCGGCGTGTCTTCGCCAACTTCCGTTGCGTAAACGCCCTTGATGCGCACGGTTTCCTCGCCGTACTCGTTCACGTCTTCGCTGGCCTGATACCAGGTGCGCACGGCCAGCTCGTCGCGGCGCACGAACGGACCGCCCTGTGCGTTAACGTATCCTGCCCAGTCTCCCGCGTCGGCAGCGTCATGCGCGGCCGCAAACTCAACGCTGAGGCCGTGGGCTGTTTCGCTGTCTGCCATGCGGCGCAGCTCGCGGTAAACCGTCACCGGCGCGCCGCCCACAAACTGGAATTGCCGGATGTGCCAGCGTGCCGCCCAGGCGGAAACGGCCGAGGCGATTTCCTTCAGGTCTTTGCCGCTTTCGTCGTCCGTCTCGCCGTCCAGCGCGTAGCCGTCGATATTTTTGGAAATGTACTTAGCCACGTAGCCGGTAGCGCTGCCTTTCTCCGGGTCGATAGCCTCGGCGTGAAAGCGGGCCTTGCGGGCCTTGTCTGTCGTCAGCTCGCCGCTGTCTTCCTGCCAGGCGTAATCGCGCATAATCTCGCGCACGCGCTCAACCTGTTCAGGACGCATAAACATCAGCATGTGCCAGTGCGGGGTCGCGTCGTGGTGAGGCTCGGCAACGCGGATTCCGAAGATGCGGATTTCCTCGCGGTGCAGCTTGGCGCGGATTTTTTGCCAGACGCTGCAGAGATAGCGCTGGGTGTCGGCCGGGCTGGCGCCGTTCCATTTACGGTTGCGATGGCCTGTTTTGATTGTGGCGTGATAGCGCGCCGGGGCGGTCAGCGTGTAGAACTCGCCGATGAAGCCCATTTCGTTGCAGATGTTTTCGAAGCCGCGAATGCGGGTCATCAGCTCGCAGCGACGGATCGCCGGGTTAGCCACGCTGCCGTCGTACTTCTCGATCAAACTGATGCGGTTGCCTTCCTCGTCTTCCAGCTCCATGCCTTTCAGAAACTCACGGGTGCGGCGCTTCTGCTCGCGCCACTCTGAGACGGTCATGCTGCTGGCGTAGGGTGTATGTTTTTTGCTGACGTTAGCCAGGGCAATCTGCAGGTGTTCACGCCATGACGCGGCGACGCGGCGCAGGCGGCCCTTCCACCACTTTTCGGTCTGCATGCGCATGATCGCCGGGGTCACTTCCTCCGGGTCGAACAGACGGGACGTGACTTTTTCCCACAGCGGCGGCGTCTGGCTCAGCTCGCGGGTGATCGTGGCGGCGGTCATGTAAACTCGGTGCGTATATTTGTAATCCGACTCGTCGCTGGCCTGCGCGTGCGCCTGGACTAATTCAGCCAGGATGAAATTAGCCACATCCCCGGCCAGCAGATCGACATCGGCGCGCGCCATGTCGGGCAGGCGGTTAAAGCGGCGCATCAGCTCCCACAGCGTGCCGGCCGCGCTGGCCGCGCCAGTCTGTTGCGCGGCATTGCCTGCCAGCAGGTTAAACGTGCCGCTGCTCATTTCGCCGAGGCGGTACTGCTCACTGACGCATTCAACGCGTGGCAATGTGCGCTCAACAAAGGTTTTTGCTAAGTACGCATTGGCACGGGCAATGCCCTGGGTCTTTTCAAGCTCGCTGACGCGGCGCTTAACGTCGAGCTGTATCAGCGTCGGCTGCTTTTCCAGTAGCTCCTGCGCACGCGCTAAAGCCGCATTCATCTGATTGCGGCTGTGCACCTCCTCATAGGTGGGATAAGGGCTGGCGATGGCTTCCCGTGGAGCATTCCACGGGTAAGCGTATTCCTGAATCATTGCACCGCCTGCACTTCTGCAGACCAGCCAGCGCCTGCCGCCGGATCAACGCCGACAAAAACTGCGCTCTCCTGTGGACGGCGCACGGCGATGATTTCTGAGGCGCGCTTGCCTTCACCGGCGGCAACGCCAACCGAGCGGGCTACGCTGATTTTAGTGATGTCGAAAGCACGGAGAATGCTGCGGGTGTAGAAGGTGTCGCTGTTTGAAACGACAACAGGGCAGCGCTCAGAGACGCCCATCAGCATGCTGACCAGATCGTGATGCTCATCCTTGTCAAAGCCCGCCGAGTGGTAGTCCGAAAACGTCCCGTCATAGGGAGGATCGCAGTACACCACGTCGCCAGCTTTAGTCAGGCGCAGCGTCTCGCGGAAATCGGCGCAGATAAACGTCGCACGCTGCGCCTTTTCCGCGAATGCCTCAATCTCAGCCAGTGGAAAATAGGGTTTTGCATAATTGCCGAAAGGGATATTGAACTCGCCGCGACGGTTGTAACGGCACAAGCCGCGATAGCCGTTGCGGTTCAGGTACAGGAAATGCGCGGCGCGTTCCAGCAGGGGCAGCGCCGGGTTGTGATTAAACGCCTCACGGACAGCGTAATAGCTTTCCCCGGTCGTGTTCTGATTGAACAGGCTGGCCGCCACAACGATAAAGGGGCGGGTGTGCTCCTTTATCTGGCGGTACAGGTTGATCAGGTCGGGGTTAATATCCGCAACCAGATAGGAGTGGTAATCGGTGCTCATCATCACAGCGCAGGAACCGGCGAAGGGCTCGACCAGGCGATCACCTGCTGGCAGGTGCGTCAGCAGCTTCGGCATTACGCGGGACTTGCTGCCCGCCCATTTCAGTATGGTTTTATCCATGATTTACCTCGAAAGCCTGTTCGCATAATTTAGCGATACGTTCAATTTCGTTATTCATGGCGTTAAGAGAATTAATTGCGCTGCCACGAACACCTTTTTGAATCAGTCCATTTATCAACTGGCTCATTTTTGGGTAATACCCAATTGGCAAAAGGATTTCTGCGCCAATTCGCGCGCCTTCTTTTACAGTTTTCTTTTCCGACAAAATGAATTGGTGCTGATCGCTGGTAATAACCAGATTCTTTCCAATCTCAATTTTCATAATTCACCCCACGCTATTTTTTAAAGATGCTTTCGCGTACCGTTCGGCCATGTCCTGACAGCTGACGCAGCGGGTCACGCCACGCACGGCGCGGCGGCGCTGTTCCGGGATCGGGGCGTCGCAGTCTTCACAGAATGAAGCCCCCACGCTGACCGGGCGGTTAACCACGCTGGCGATGTTGCGTGCCAGCAGCTCGTCGGCGCGCTGCTGCGCCATGTCGATAGAGTCGGCCATTAGTGCAGCTCCTGCGATTCGTTCTGATAACGCTCTGCCTCGCGGCGGATCAGGTCGGCAGCCTCGACAGAAGAAAGCCCCTGCTGATGTACATGCACGGCCAGCTCAACAAGGCGCTCTGACACTGCCAGCGCGCGGTCTTTGCGCTCTTCAAGGCGCGCCTTGGTAATAACTGCAGCCAGCGCCTCGGTATCAGCGTCAAAATTAAATTTCTCAATATTTCGCATTTCACTTTCTCCAGAATTTAGGCAAAAGAATGCCCGGCGGGTGTACGCCATTTATTGGCTTGGGGTTAATTAATTAGGCAGAGCCATTCGCTTCGGAAATAAACTCACGACTGCTTTCAGATGATTCATTGCACGAATAAGCGCCGCTCTTTCATCAGTAGTCAGTTCACTAAATTCAGCGGCGTGCCTGTCTTTACCGATGTTTGCAAGAAAGAGAATCGCGCTCAGTGCGCGCTTGTTGTCCTGATAATTACTGTCTTTCACATCGCGCATTTCAGAAAAGAAGCGAGCCATGTCTTTTTCACAGTTGCCGCCCATCAGTTGCGCGCGGATTAAGGCAACGTGATTCAGCGCCGAAACCCTCTGGCCGGGACTAAGTTCAACCAGCATTGAATCGCCTTCGATAGCCATGTTTTACCTCTTTGCTCTTTTACCTGTACCTGCTGGCTCAGTACCGGATGCCAGCGCTTACCGTTCTCGCCCATGATCCAGCCATGCCCGTATGACATTGACGGACTCTGCCGCTTGAGGCGTGAAGCAAATGAAATCATCGCGCGCCCTCAGCTGATGCCAATCGAAGCACCCAGCCCGCTGATTGCGTCAACGGTTGAGGCTAAGGTCGGGTTAGAGTGAACGCGGTTTTGCACGGCCAGCGCGGCCAGCATCATGCAGCGGATCCCGGTATTGGCAGCTTCCAGAATGCCGCGGCGGCAGGTTGACGTAATACGCTCCGGGTTCGCGGCGTTAGCGGCGTTAGCGGCCATATGCCCGACTTCGGCGGTCGCCTTCAGCACGTACGTCGGAAACTTCTCTTTTGCCAGCTCGTTAACCGGCACGCACGGCAGACACTGCAGCTGCGCCAGCATGCCGTCCATCAGCGTGGCGTCTTCGGTCAGATCGGTGAGCAACAGCACTTCAGGAACGGTCAGCTGATGAACCTGATCCGGGTTCAGCTTGTTGCGCAGGGTCTGCACTTTCATGCCCGCCCGCTGCGCCAGCTCCGTCATGTTGTGCGTAAGCGCAAACTTGCGGCAGGCATCGTCGTAATCGGTATGTGTGGAAACACGAAAATCAAACATGATTATTCCCTTTCGTTATCCCAATATGGATTTAACAAGCTTGCATTGTGATGTGGTAATCAGACGCAGCCTCGATAATGAGAGCCAGCATGTTTACCTCTACCAGGCCGTTAGCTCCTTCTTTCTTCCTGATTGGCAAGCGGTTTTCTTGGTACATTTTACGGGCAGTTCTCTTACAAATGCCTGTACGGCGGCAATACTCATCCAGAGAGATGTAAGGCTCTGAAATCACAAAGTTGAGATTAGGTCGCATTGAAAAATCACTTTTCATGATGCAAGATTCCTTTTGAGTTAGTAGATGTCAGTAAATGTCACTATATGTCATACATCACAAATGCGATGATAGGATCTCATAACAAACATGTCAAACACAATTGAGTCTCCAAAAGGTATCACGGAGCACCTTTACCCATCACAAGGTGGCGGTAAAGAAGCTATTAACCGCATCATGAGCGCCTATCAATTCAACACCCGGCAAGCTTTGTGCAATCACTTAGGCATTTCACAGAGCACCATGGCTAACAGGTGGATGCGCGATACGTTCCCTCACGACTGGCTCATAGCCTGTCATTTAGATACCGGAACACCGCTACTATGGCTTGCTACAGGGCAAGGTGAATCTAGGAAGGAAGACAAGGAAGAAGCCTCAACCCGATTGAGATACAAAAAAATCTCGAATGGGGTTGAACAATCAAGCGAGCTAGTCAGCTATGACGCTCGGCTGCTACCCGCTAATGTCTCAGATCCGTTTTTTGTTGAGATTGATAACGCAGTTTATTTAATCGAAGGGGCTAAAGCTGAAGTTACAGATGGCCTCTGGTTAATCGACATCGACGGGCTGATCAGCATAAAAGAAGTCTATCGCCTGCCGGGAAAGAAACTTCGCGTTGAAAACGGACCGGCCTCTTTTGACTGCGCACCAGATGACATTAATGTGCTGGGTAGGATCGTATCTAAAACGGAGAGCGTTTAAAGCGAATGGCTGTTAACAAACTGCCTAATGGTAAGTGGCAAGCTCAGGTGTTTCCGAACGGGCGGGATGGCAAGCGGATCCGTCGTCAATTCGCTACAAAAGGCGAGGCGCTGTCTTTTGAAAAGCATATTAAGGATCAAGCGCAAGATAAGCCCTGGCTGGGAGAAAAGACTGACAAACGCACCGTCTTTGATTTGGTTGAAACGTGGTACAACGCACACGGCATAACTTTAACTGATGGGCAGAAGCGTAAAGATGCGATGGAGTTTGCATGTAAGGCTATGGGCAATCCACTTGCTTCCGAATTCAATGCTCGCATTTTTTCCGCATACCGCGAGCAGCGTTTGTCGGGCAAAATCACTCGCTCGACCCGCGTGAAAACTGTAACGCCGCGAACTGTCAATCTTGAACTAGCTTACTTTCGTGCAGTATTTAATGAACTTCGCCGTTTAGATGAATGGCAAGCCCCGAACCCGTTAGATAATGTCAGAGAATATAAAATATCCGAATCTGAAATGGCTTATCTAACGAATGAAGAAATCAGAGAATTATTAAAAGAATGCGAAGCAAGCAGCTCTAAAGACTTATTGTCAGTTGTTAAAATATGTTTGGCTACTGGTGCGCGCTGGGGAGAAGCTGAATCTTTAAAAGGAAATCAAATTAGAGCAGGTAAAGTTATCTTCACCAAAACAAAGGGGAAGAAAAATCGAGCAGTCCCTATTAGTGACTCGCTTGTTGCAGAACTTCCATCAAGCAGGAAAGCAAAACCGCTTTTTACTTCATGCTATGCAGCATTTAGATCAGCCCTAAAAAGAGCAGAAATTGAGACTCCAGCCGGGCAATTAACACATGTGTTGCGCCACACTTTCGCATCGCACTTTATGATGAATGGTGGCAATATTTTGGTGCTTCAGCGCATATTAGGTCACACTGACATAAAGGTTACGATGCGCTACGCTCACTTTGCACCTGATCATCTTTTTGAGGCCATTAATCTCAATCCACTGGAAAGACTTTAAGCCGCAAAAATTGGCAGCAAAATGGCAGCAGAGGATGACACCATGTGACACTATATGTCACTATATGCCACACAAAAAGATATAAAAATCATTAAGTTACTGATTTATCTGCGATCATTTTCGGACTCATAATCGCTTGGTCGCTGGTTCAAACCCAGCAGGGGCCACCAAATTTAAGCTGTGTGATCAGCATGATAAAGCCACCGTTAAGGGTGGCTTTTTTGTTGGCCTGAAGTTAGTGGCAGCAAAAGGGCAGCAGACTTTTTCGAGGAGAAATAAAAAACCAGTTTGAGCGGGTTTAATGGGATTCGTTGACATCCAGAGTGGGCCTTGCACACTTCGGCAGGATGCGACAGAACAGGTTTCACATTTACTGAGTTCATAATAATGTTTGCTACAGTTTCGTGCGATTTAAACGTACATCGTGCATGATGCACAGCACTGTTCATCATCTTTCGCCGCCACCAATCAATTCGGCCCTGATCATGCGCGACGGCCAGACCAACCGGATACGCCGCCAGTTTGTGACGAAGGCGAACCTCAATCTAATGAGAAGTTCGTAAAAGAGCAGGCTCAAAATAAGCCATAGCTGAGTGAGAAGGCAGATAAACGGCGGGTGATTAAGCTAGTTGAATTGTGGTTCAACACGCACGGCATTACGTTGGCGGATGGTGAGAAGCAGCGGACAACAATGGCGTTCACCTGCGAGGCAATGGGAAACCACTTGCTAACCAGTTTAACGCGAAAACTTTTGCGTCCTACCGCGAGCAGCGGTTAAGCGGAAAGATCACCCGCTCGAGTCGAGTGAAGGCGGTAACGCCTCGCACTGTGAATTTAGAATTGGCTTATTTCCGAGCGATGTTTAATGAGCTGCGCCATTTGGATGAATAGACCGTGCAAAATCCGCTTGAGAATGTGCGCGAGTTTAAAATCAGTGAATTGGAGATGGCTTATCTCACTATTAATGAGATACGTACGTTACTTGCTGAATGTGAGAGTAACCGTTCTAAGGATTTAACTACAGTCGTTAAAATTTGCTTGGCTACTGGAGTACGCTGGAGTGAAGCAGAGGGTTTGTAAGGGAACCAGATTCGCGCAGGGCAAATAATTTACGTAAAAACTAAAGGTAAGAAAAAGCGTGCAGTGCCAATCACTGAGAAGTTGCAGGCTGAGCTGTCATCAAGCAGAAAAGCGCAGCCACTCTTTGCTACATGCTATTCAGCTTTCAGAAAGGTAATGCAGCGCGCAGGCATCGAAACACCCCCGGGGCAGGTTACACACGTCCTTCGCCTCTCATTTCATGATGAACGGCGGCAACATACTTGTGCTTTAGCGAATATTGGGGCATACAGATATCAAGGTAACGATGCGGTACGCACACTTTGCACCGGATTATTTATCAGAAGCGTTGTCTCTAGATCCCCCTTAGTAGAACGAAATGATATAGGATGTAAGAAATTTATGGACGATAAAAAATACGAATATAATCTGCACGAAATCTTATGCCTGAAAACATATGGCAATGCGTTTGAAGCCTATAAAATTGATGATTACGATAAAAAAATCACTGAATGGGCTGAAAGAGAAATAATATTTGGCAATGAATCTGATACACTTTTAATTCTTGCCTCTCTTAATTTGGATAAAAAACCTGACTCTTATGAGGTTGAACATTATCTTTTAGCATATATGCGTGAAAATAACATTCTCAAGCCCAGTCTTGGAGAGAGTTCAGTAATATGGTTGAAAATAAAAACTTGGCTCTTGCTTCATGCTGAATCATCAAAAGAAATTGAACTGAGATTGCATCAAATGCCAGCATTTCCATTGTCTCCTGCCTCTCGCATAGCCAGTAGTATCACCTGGCATTATTATGGCTTACACGAAGAACTATTTGATGATTGGGGGCCAGAGTACCCTTCAAAAGCCTCTACCATGAGCGAGTCAGCGATCATTAGTTATGTTCAATGTCGGTTGAAACCTTTCTATCGTATCCTTAACAATCCTGATTGGGCCTGGCTCTTAGCTCGTTAATGCTTTCCTATAGATTTGGCAGCAGAGCGTAACGCTATGTGCCACTTTTCATCACTATACGGCCTAAAGAAAACATAAAAATCAGTATGTTACTGATTTTAATCACTTCAAATTGGGACTCATAATCGCCTGGTCGCTGGTTCAAATCCAGCAGGGACCACCAAATTTAATTATTGAAATCATGAAGTTAACCCACATCTTATAGGGTGGCTTTTTTGTTTCTGGTACTCAATGTCCCCCTTTTCGTCCTCTCATGAAAATAATTGCCTCCATCGCGGGAGCGCGTCAGTTGTCACCACCGGGAGTACTCGTAGAAGATTTTCAGAATTCGGAAAAAAACCACGAATATTTTCGTGGTTCTATTAAAGAGTAGGTGTATTACTTTAACGTTCCCCTCGCAGGAGGGCCAACCCCAAAGTCAGTAGGTAGCCAAGCAATAAGAATCCAATAAAACCCACCAGCTTTATCAGTCCACTTTCAAATAAGAACAATGAAAGGAACGCTGCGATTGAGGCAACACCTGTGATAGTGGCAGCAAGAATATGGGATGTACCTATCCCAACGAACCTGGCAATTTTACTTAGAGAGGATTTTACAGAGTTCATTCTCAATGCCTTTACATATCACAGGATTGCTATTGATGTATCTGATATAAGGTTCCAGCTGATTTTCAACAAGAAAATAGACCATATCAAGATTTTGAGGTGA